GACGGTCAGTCTTGAGGTCCCCACCGTATATCAGGCGGTTGCAGACTTCCAGCAGGTTCTCATTGACCGGGATGAGATCATCATCGAGGTCAATCCCGATGGTCAGGGCTATTCGGTTGCTCGGGGCTTCTTCAAGCTGCTGACCGATCGTCAGTCGGGTAACGTTGGTGCTCTGGAAGAGGAAAACCTCAACTTCGTTCTGAACGTACCCTACCTGGATACGCTGGAAGCCGAAGTTCCGTTTAAATGGGTTCATGGTGTATCGTCTCCGATTCCGGCAGCTATTAAGACGGCTTTAACCGGATGGGAAACCAAAGCCCTCATTTGGGGTAAATACCTCCCTGATGGCGCTGTCGGCTTTAAGGGTGAGGGCGTTATCACCAACGTAACTCTGTCGGGTGCTATGGATTCCATGAACACCTTCCAGATCACCCTGCAGGGTTCGGACGAACTCGTCGCTGTGGTGTAATCACTCACGTACCATGTTAGCCATATGGCTAATTAATGGCTGCTTTACCCCACCCTCATCTTGGGGGTGGCTTTCTTCCGTTGTCAAGGTTATTCTAGGAGGTCATATCATGAGCGTTCGTGACGATATTCGGGCCAAGGTTTTTTCGGCCAAGCCACGATCTAAGGTGGTTATGTTTAACGGGGTAGAGATTGAGATTCGTCAGCCCAATCTAAAGTCTATCCTGCGAAACATGGAACGTACCGATCGGCAGAATTCGGTTGTTAACGTTCTAATCGAATATGCCTATGTTCCGGGTACCAACGAACGCGTGTTTGACGATACCGATTTTGACGGTATCATGGAAATGCCTTTCGACAACAACTTCGTTGAGGTTAGCAATGCCATCGACGAACTGACCGATCTGGGTAAGAAGATCAAGGAAGAGGAAAAAAACTAAAGAAGAGTCCCTGGAGGATGAAAGTCCTAGAAATAGGATACCTCCTGGGACTGCCCGAATACGCTGTCTTGGAAATGGATCCCGAAGAATTTGCCCGCTGGTGTGTGTATTTTAAGGAGATGGCCAAAAGTCAAAAAAGTATGACGCAGCGACATAATAGAGGACATCCAGGAAAGTTCTGATGGCACTTAATCTTGGCGACGTATCAATTGGTCTAGTAGCAGATACCAGCGGTCTCCAGGCCGCGATGGGTCGGCTAAAAGACTTCGGTAACGCTGTAAACGCTTTGTCCCGTAAAACGGACGAAGAGTCGCAGCGAATGGCTAATGCTTTCGCTCGCCAGGAAAGAATTCTTAGTCAGACTTTCACCAAGATTGACACCCAGGTTGCTAATCTTAGACGAACGGGTGCCGACCCGCAGATCATTGCACAGCTAACCAGGCAGTACAATCATCTGCAAGAAAGTCTGATGAAGGGCGAGCGTACCTCGATCGAGTTGGCACGCGCCCGGGAATATGGTGTTCGTATTCTTAATCGTGCTACAAATGCCATCAAAGCTAATGTAGCCGCACAAACGCAAGCCATAAACATCGAGGAAAAATTAGCCGCCGCTAAGCGCAAAGTTGACGCGGCTAACTCGAAAATTACCAGTACAATAGGGCCCGAAAAATCCCAAAGCTTTATTGCCGCAAATAATTCGGCATTAGCCGCCTATGAAGCTAAATTGCGTGCGGCTGATGTAACTACGCATTCATTAAAGACTGCAACAGCTCAGCTGACGTCCGAGCTGGCGGCGAACAAACAAGCTTGGCAGCGTACATCTGAATCTATTGTCAGTGCTTCTAAAGCCAGATCTGCCTACGTACAGGCTGAGAATCGGGTTCGCGGTCTGCAGAGTCGAATGGGTGTTATGGGAGCTGATCCCAGAGCTGCCGATTTGATCAAGCAGGCAGATGTAGCTCTGGCCAGACATGAGGAAAATCTGCGCAAGAACAGATTGACCACAACTCAGCTGACCAATTCAAAAACAGAGTTATCCCGTTCGCTGGGAAGAATTACGCGTGAATGGAACAGCCTAACCAATGCAGTAAAAGCTGCAGATGCGGCAGAGCGTGCGCGTGAGCGGGCAGTCCGGGTTACTGCTAGCACTAATCGCCAACTAAGGTTGGCGGGATTACCTCAGACTTATCAGCAAGATATCTCCAATACGCTGAGGCAGTATGAAGCTGCTCTGCGGGGTACCAATCTTGCCCAGATTACAGCTACCCACAATGCGTGGAAGGAGGCTGTAGATCGCGGTCGCAATGCAATGACAGGGGCTGGAACTGCGGCCTCTAAGTTCTCCAGCCATTTGCGGGATGTCGGACGTTCCTTAATTCTGGTGGTTGGTCCCCTATCGGGTATTGGTGCCAGGGTTGCCGTTCTATCTACCTTATTTGAGACGCTATCTTGGAAGATGGCCCTCAGTGTTGGTAGTATGACAGCATCTGTTGTGGGCCTCGGAGCCCTGGTGGTTGCGGGTGTTAAAGCCACCATGATGATGGAGCGGTGGTATGCTCAAATGTTGCTCGCTACTGGTGCGCAATCTACCATGGCGGCCTCATTTGAATATGTCACTAATTATGCCAATAAAATGGGTCAGTCCATTGTAGAGCTGACTCCTGCATATACCAAGTTTGCGGCTGCTGCCCGGATGTCGGGTCTGGCTCTAGAAGAACAACAAGCTGCGTTTGAGGGTATTGTCACTGCTGGTACCGCACTAAGAGCTACTCCTGAGCAAGTGAGCAGAATGTTCCTTGCCATGGAGCAGATGGTATCGAAGGGGACGGTCCACACGGAAGAGATCAAGCGTCAGTTAGGTGACGTCCTACCAGGTGCGGTGCAAATTGCTGCCCAAGCGATGGGAGTTACCACCTCCAAGTTCATGGATATGATGCAGAAAGGGGAAGTCGCTACTAAGGACTTCTTGCCTAAGTTCTCTGCCCTGCTGAAAGAATTGTTCGGTCCTGCGGCGCTGCAAGGAGCGGAATCGTTACAAAGTGAGATCAACCGAGTTAGCAATTCCTGGCTTGAGCTGAAGAAACGTCTGGATGAAGCTTCAAACGCTTCTGAGGGTTTTCGGGCTGTCTTGCAGAGCTTCAATAAGGTCCTAATAACACTCGGGGATAACATCCCTCAACTAGTTGGTGGTCTCGGCGCTATTATGGGCGTCGCTGCTGGCTTAGGTGTTTGGTGGGTTGTTGCTTCCGCCAGAGCAGTGCAGTTTGCTGGCGGTTTAATGGTTCTGACTAAGGCCGTTAGAGCATTTAATCTCGCAGCTACGGGCTCCGCCGCCTTGGCTCTATTAGGAGGCCCCGCAGGGCTTGCTCGACTCGCGATCGTTGCGACGGGTGCTGCAGTTGGCTATAAATTGATGTCTGACGCCATGTCGGATACTACGGAGGCCAGCTCTGAGTTTCGTAGCGCCCTAAAGGCTGACGTAGAGCTGTATGAAAAGCTAGGCTCCGTCTCTGCTAACGTTTCTAAGACCGTCTTGGAGAATGCGCAGCTTCGTATTGAAGCCGCGATGGAAGAAGTTAGAATCATTACGAGGGCTCGTGAGCTATTGACCGCAACAGCTGCGGATGGTCCGGCAACTACCGGAACCGCCAGCATGTTCAATAGCAAGATGAGTACTTTCGGGGCGCCCGGAAAAGTGCTTGGCCTTCTGATGGATAAGGTATCGGGAGCAGTTGCAGGCGTCCTAGGAATTAAAGGTGGTGGTGGCAGTGAAGAGGCTGCCGCCTTAGATAAGCGCAAGGCGTTACTTCAGGAAAATATTAAGGCCCTTGAGGGCTACGTCGAACGCTGGAAGAATATCAAGGTTACGAAGGATCCTGTTACATCGCTGACCGACCCTAACGGAGACGGAGGTAAGGGCGCTCTAGATTCCTTTAAGAATCGCCTGCAAGACATGATCGACGAGTACGAAACTGCCAAGCGTAAGGCAGAAATCGTCTCGCGGGGCGGATCTTTTGAGGCCTTCTTAAATGAAGACTCGATGAATAAGGCGCGTGAGTTTCTCCGTGATCTGCCTAAGGGCCTGTCCGAAGCAGACATCAAAGCAAAGCTACTGAGCGAGCTCGGGATTGAGGCGGATTCTGCTGCCGAGGCGCTAAATAAGCTTTTCTTGGCCACCAAGCTGTTTGACGAGCAGACTGCCGATTTCGATAACTGGTCTCGTAATGCAGCCAGTCGAATTAACGAATATGCTAATACGATTGAGCAGTTCCAGGAGCGTATGGACACTGCCGGAGGTGTAGACGTTCGTTGGAGCAAGATCCAGATTGCGGCCATTAAGGAATTGCAAAAAGAAGCGGACAGATTTGACGAGCTGTTCAAATTCTCGGCACTGAAAAACGATCCTGCGGCGTATAAACAAGCCAAAGATACCTATCTAGATTATGTGCGTACTGTTCAGCAGGCGGAGATGTCTGCTTACTGGTCGAAGGAAATGGCAGATATTGCAAAGTCTACGGGCATTGCAATGGAATCCGTCACACTTAAGTTTGACAATGCAATCGCACAGATCAACGAAGGAATCCTGTCGGGCTTTGTCGATGCTGTCAAAGGCGGTGTAATGATTGGTAAGATTGAACTGGAGAAGTTCAATGCCGTCATTAAAGAACAGCTCGAACCTTTCAAAGAGTTGACCAGCGCCATTGATAGCTGGGCGGATAAGACTACGGATACGCTAGCTAACCTTATCGTCAACGGCACCAAAGACTGGAAGGAGCAAATTAAGCAGCTGGAAAATGCCATCATGATGGACATCACTAAGATGATCGTCAAGCAAGGCATTACCGAACCGTTGTTCAAGGCACTCTTCGGAGATTTGCTCACCTCGGATAAGAATAAGACTGGATCGCTCGGCGGTTTTGGAGGCGGTCTCCTGGGGATGATTTTTGGTCAGAAGCCTAAGCTTGGATACGACAAAGATGGTAATGCGGCTCCGAAAGTAGATCTTAACGTCCCCTCTGAAGCGTCCGGAGCGTTGGAGGATGGTATTTTTGGCGGCTTCCTAAAAGGCGTGAAGGGGATGGCCGCTGCCTTCATGAATTTCCTGTCGGGATTATCTTCGATCTTTGCCTCTAATCAGGCTACCGGGGCTGTTGGAGGAAAGGGTGGTGGTGGCGGTTTCCTAGGATTAATCGGGAGTTTCTTTGGCGGGGCTGGAGGTATTGGATACGGTGAGGCTGGTACCGCTGCTGCTACAGCTTTTGTACCCGATCTTGCTGGCGGTTTTGTACCTGCGCTGGCTGCTGGTGGCCCCGCATTCAGAGATAAGACCTATCAGGTCAATGAAAATGTTCCGGAATTGTATACTGTAGGTAGCAAGTCATATCTGCTCCCTAGGGGTAACGGTTTTGTTAAGCCTCTCGATGAGTATGACGGAGGCATGAATAATAGTCGGAGCACCACCATCCATGCACCGATTACCATCGTAGCTAAGGACTATGAATCCTTTAGAAGGTCGAGCAATCAGGTGTCTGATCAAATGGCCAAATACCTCAGACGGGCACAGAGGATTAACTAATGAGCTTCGTCGACGTATTATTCCCCAAGCAGTATGGATTTGATTCCAATGCGGGACCATCTTGGAAAGTCGAGATTGTCGAAACCGCCAACAAGAGGGAGAAGCGCAATTTAGTATATCAAGACGGTAGGAGGATTTACAATCTCTCCTACACTTCACGTACTAAGGCTGTAATGGAGGAGATCAATGCCTTTCATTCAGTCATGCATGGTCCCTGGAAGTCCTTCAGGTTCTGGGATTTTACAGACCACGAGCTAAATAACGAAGTCGTTGCTGTGGGTGATGGTGCCACTACCGAATTTCAGGTAATTAAAACCTACACTGCAGGTGCGGCTTCGCATGAACGAACAATCAACAAGATCGTCAGCGGTCTTGTTGTAACGGTTAATGACATTGTAACTGCGCATAGCATTGATCTGTTAACTGGCATCATAACTTTTGGGTCGGCCCCTGCCGACGGTGCTGTAATCAAGGTAACCGGCGAATTCCATGTTGCGGTCCGTTTTGTCGAGGATAGATTAACTTGGAATGCTGACGCTCCAAATCTATTCACACCTGAATCATTAACCCTGATTGAGGTGATAGGCGAATGAGAACTGTCCCTGCAGCTATTACCGCCGCTCGTTTAACAGCGGCATCAGCGCTAACAAAAATTTGGCGGATCGAAAGGGTCGACGGCACGGTGCTGCGGTTCACCGAGCATGACCGAGATCTGGTGGTCGATGGCGAGACGTTCCTCGCGACGGCCTCTTTCGATCCGTCGAGCATCAAGGTCAACGCCGACCTGTCCGTTTCCGACATGGACGTGCAGGGCGCGTTCGACAGCAGTTACATC